AAATTCTGTAAAACATGCTAATAGACAAGGTGTTTATACATTAGAGGAATCAGAATTAATTTCTAAATGTATTAGAAAACTGTATTCACCGAATGAAAATCAATCGGATGTAAACGAAAAAAGGGACGAATAATCGTCCCTTTTTTTATAGTTAGATATGTTAGATTATCTCAATTCTCTCAAATCAAATGTTCTAACACCATCAACAGTCACTTTACCGTAGAAACGGTTGTTAACCATCTTCTTAGCGTATCTTGTCATGATACCTTTGATTGGTGTGAAGTTGAATGGGTTATACATTGTTGGAGTTAACTGTAGAGGAACATAAGGTGCGTATACATAACCAGTGTCTAACAATGAGTTACCTTTATGACCCAACAACAATGTGTTTGGTGGGAAATAAGGGTCTCTATAAACTTGGTATCTACCTGCTAATGTACCAACTCTCTCAATACCCATGTTGTATTGGTCCTGTTCAGGAGCTGCGTTTGAAACGTGGAAGTATTCCAAGTCATCAAAGATAGCACTGATTTCAGAAGAAACAACAATCCAGTTAGCTCCACCTCTCAAAGTAGATTTGTGGATTTGAGCTGACAATTGGTTAATTGCTGTCATCAACGTTTGGTTCCAATCTTTTTGTGTGTATTGTGTTAATGGATTTGCAGTTGTACCTCTTTTCCAACCGTTGTAATCCCAACGTAAAGTCCATGCCGCACCTTTTCTCAAATCTCTCAAGATTTCTCTGTCGATTTCAGCCGCAACTTGTTCAGACAATAAAGCCGTCAATTCAGCTTCAGCGTCAATGTTGTGGAATGCTGCAACGTCTTGAGCTAATTCAGGTGACCACTGAGCTCTTAATTTTCTTTCAGTAACTGATACTGTTACAGACTCAAGGTCAAATGAAACTTCACCAATTTGGTCTTCAAATTCCAATTCTTTGTAAATTCTGTAAGTACAAGTGAAAACGTTAATTGTTGATGAATAACCTGTTGCAGTTGTAACACCTGAATAACCATCTAAAGAACCTGCACCTACTGAACATGGTACTTGAGTATCAATTTCTAAGTAAATAACACCATCTTGTGAACAGATGTTATCATAAACACCACCGTTACCATCAGTTGGGAACGTTGTTTGGTATTGAGAACCGTATTGAACGATACCTTTACCGTATTTTTGAGTTACAACTCTGAATAACAAGTTACCCGAACCTAATGAAGTTCCTGAAAAACCATTTTGAACACCCATAGCAGCTGTTCCAGTGTTTTGTTGAACTGTTAATGATGATAAAAATTCTTCAGTATCCATTTCGTTACCGTTAGGACCGATTAATTTACCTTCACCAGCGTAGTTGAAACCTGACATTCCAATCAATACTTTTCTGAATTCAGAATTAGCGCCGTATCCTGAAGGAGTTAATTGAGTACCATTCCATACTACTGTTGAAGCAGTAACTGTTCTAGCACTAAACTGACCTTTAGAATAATCAAACAATCCTGGAGGGTCTAACGCAGCTTCGTTACCTTCGTAGAATCTATCATACAAGTTTTTAGCCGTAGAATCATAACCTGAGTCAGGTGATGAAGGACCGTTAGGTGCTCCGTAAGGTGCGTAGTGTTGTCCACCATTTGTTGGGTCAATACCACTGTTATTTCCTGTTTGGTAGTTTTGAATTTTAGGTACAAAGTAGAACAATTTACCGATAGGTAAGTTCATAGCTTGTACAGAAACGATGTCGTTAGCCAATAATTTAGAGAAAACTCTTCTTACGATTGGAAATACAACAGTTTCAAATGAACCGTCTGATGCTGTGCTTGCAGCTTCGTTGATTAAGTGAGACGCTTGGTTTTCGTAAAGTTGAGCGATGTTTTCTTTAACATGACCTCTCAAACCTTCTAAGAAACCTAATCTGTCCCATTTGTTGATTGTATCTTCTTTGATAACTTTAAGGTGCTTAAGACCGATGTTACCAACAAGACCTGATTCTAATAATGCTCCCATTTTCTTATTTTTTTAAATTTTGTTTAGTTTATTTGTTTAATTTTGACATCAAATCTTTCATTCTTAAGAATTGTGGATTTTCGTATGTCTTGTTCTCAACCAAGTTTGTTGAACCTTTAGTTGGTGTTCTATCGATAGATTCTACGATAGATTCTTTAACAACTGTATTTTCTTTACCACCTAATTCATTTTTTATTTGTGAATAAAGATTTTTTGATTCCTTGATTGTTTCGACGTTATCAAAACGTCTCATAATGTTTATTTTTTCTTGTTTAGTTGTAGAATGTTCTGTAAACAATCTAGTTGCGTATGCCAAGTTTGAATTGAAAACTGCTACCTCGTTAAGTTTTTCTCTAAAGATGTTCAATGCTTTTCTGTATTCTTCGTTTTTAAGTCTTAAAACTCTAACTTCTTCTTCTAAAGCTTTGTTAGTAACAACTTTCATTTTTGGAAGACCTCTTTCAGGATAATTTCTTGAGCCATTACCATAAGTTCTTGAAGCTTCTTTCATTTCATCTTCACGTGTCTCAAAACCAGCATCATCTCTTCTTGATTTCATTGATTTTAAATCTTTCTTAGATAACGCCCCATGTTTCATTCCTTCTTTTTCATCTTCATGGTCATCATAACCTTGACCTTCTTTGAATTCACCTTTAACGTATTTTTTAGCTTCAGGTGCTGATTTACCATGAGGTCCTTTGTGAATGTTTTCACCCTTGTACGATACCTTACCAGGTCCTTTACCCATACCTACACCTACATAGGTTTTTTCTTTAGACTCCATCATACCTTCTTTTTCGTCATCATAGTCACCCATTCCATCTTCATCATCATCAGAGATTTCAATTTCATAAACAACTTCTTCTGCTAGTTCATCAGTAGAATCATCATCGTCCATTGATGGTTCTGATAAGTCTTCACCACCACCTAATGGAAATGTCATTGTGTCTGTTTGGTTTAAAACGTCGATATCTAACTCATCATCCATTTTTTGAACAATAAGTCTGTCGTCGTCACCCATTCCCATAACAATTTTCATTAATTCTTCGTCTGATGCACCTACCATGTTTAAAGGTTCGATTTCATCACCCATCATGTCATCATCATCTCCCATCATAGTGATATCATCTGTCATAGACATTTCATCACCAGCGTCGTCAGATGCTGTCATGTCGATAGTCATAGAATCTTCGTCTTCATCTTCATACATACCCATGTGAGTACCTTCTGTGTTGTAAGATTCATCTGCCATCATTTCTTCGTCAGTCTCTTCAAATAAAGACTCTTTTACTAATTCTTCGATTTCTTCCTTCATTGTAGAAGCAAGTATTCCCTTTGCGTTTTCAGAAACTACATTTTCCAAATTCTTCATTTGTAAAAGAGCTTCTTCAACCAATGATTTTTTTTCTGAATTCATTTTTTGCAATAAAAATTTGTTTTATTTTCCATATAAATATATCCATTTGATAAAAAAGTTAGTTTTGTATGGGCACTAAAATAAAAAAACCCGATTTCTCGGGTTTTAATTTAACTTTTAAGTTTAAAATTTTTTATTCAAAAACTTCATCAATTTTGCTTTCAGCTACTGAAGTGATTCTCCAATCGTGTTGAAATCCTTTGAATTTATCAGTGACTTTAGCTTCGACATCGGTTACGTTATAACCTTTAACAAGTTTTTCTTCTCTGATTTTTTTAATTTTTCCTGAGTTCTCGTCAATTAAGTCGTATTGAACTTTTGCTACAAAATATTTTTCGTCCATAATTTTAATTTTATCTATGTCCCAAATAATCGTTCAATTTTGCCATTAAGTCAAGTGATTTTCCTAATCCACCATCAATTCTTGGTTCTTGTTTGTCTTTTTTATCTGCGTCAATATTTTCATCATATAATTTTCTGTCATCTTTATTAGAATAAAGATACGCACCAGGTGTAGACGGATTCATAACTAAATCAAAACATATAATTTCAAAATCTTCTTGAACTTCGTTGTGCTCACCTTTTTTAGCTAAAGAACCAACACCTCTTGAAGATATACCCATAGTAACCCCTTGTCTCATTAGGTTTGCGGCGATATCACCTTTAGTAGAAACAACACCTCTTTCATGAAAACCTGGTGATGTCAATAATCTTAACTTACCCATTAAAACATTGTCGTCCCACCATACATCATCAATTATGTGCGATACTCTGTCCAAATCAATTAATGAAGATTCAGGGTGATTTAATTCTGAAGTTGATAAACCTTTTTGAATTAATGATTTATATTTTTCCGCTTCTCTTTTTAATATTTTTTCAGGGTAAACTCTTCCGTTTCTATTTGGTACCCCATACTTTTGCAATGTTGCATAAAACACAAAAGGTTTTGAATGGTCGATTTGGGTTTTATTAATTTGTGCAAAATTCTCGTTTAAAGAATCTTTCCAAGAAATACTACCCGCATCATATTCGATTAATATACCTTTACCAGTTTCGTTTGGTCCTAAAATTTTCATAATCCTTTTTTCATTATAAATATAAGGACTATTTAAACTTTCATTTTTTCTTTTGTTTTGGCATATTGAATTGTGAAAAATTTTGAATCAGATAAAACCTCTTTATAAATTTTATTGATTATTTTTGTTAGTTCTTCGGATATTTCATTTGATTTAAATTCGACATCTTGTTTTGTAAAGAAAGTTATTTCTAAATTTAAAAATGATGATTTTTTTAATCTTATACCACTTGTCCTTAAATCCATATCAACAATAAAGTGGTCTTTAAATAATTTTTTATTTGCAACTTCTAAAATTTTATGTTTTATTGTTCTTGTGATAGAACCTACAGTAATACTCCAATTTTCTTTTTCCATTTTTGGGGTTACCCATGTTTGTAATACTAAATAAATTGATTTTAATTCTGTCGTATCGACACTACCAAAATAACATTTGGCATCTTTAAACAATTCTAATTTGAATGTTTTTCCTTTTTTCATTTTTAAATGAGTTCATATTAATAAGTTTATTTTCACAAAATATAAGAAAAAAAAAGATATTAACAAAATTGAAAAAAGTTTTTATATTTATTATCATATAACAAAAAATATGATTGTAATAAAAATAGAAAAAGGTGAGAGTTTAGATAAGGCTTTAAAAAGATACAAGTACAAAGTCATCTCAAGTAAACAGATTGAAGAATTGAGAAAAAGACAAGAGTTTGTAAAAAAGACTACCGTAAAAAGAGAAAAAATGAAAAAGGCCAAATACAAACAAGAGATGATAAATAAGTTTGTAGATTGATATTTATTGTTAAATAAATAACAATATTATGAAATCAATTAAAAATTTTATTAAATCACTTTTGGGTGATGGTTCTGATGTATCATCTAAAAGATTTTCAGGTATTGTTACCTTACTAAACTTAATTGTTTTGGCTTATGTTGCAACACAAAAGACTGGTGTTTGTCCTGAGTACATGTACGACACACTTTCATTATTGTGTGGTGGCTTTTTAGGACTTACAACTATTGAAGCAATTTTTGGTAAGAAAAAGAATCCTGAAACAAAATCAGAGTAAATGAAAAACCCATCGATTTCGATGGGTTTTTATTTTAAAGTCCTTCTGAAAGTTTTTTAAGTTTATAATAAGAAATTGTGTCAACAAACGTCTTTTCTACTCTTTCCTTTGTCTCTTTAATTTTAGTTCTTGTTTCCTCATCTGAAGGTTGAGCCGAATCTAATTTTTTTATAACTTCAGTCTTTAATCTTTCGATACCTTCGTTAAGTTCTTCTGTACTCATTTTTAATAATGACCTTAACTCAAACAATTCAGACTCCGATAATGTTGAAAATTCTTTTGCAAATGTATCGGCAGCAATTCCAAACATATTTTCAAGAGGAATATTAATTGTTTCTGTTATTGTTTTTTCTTCAATTTTTGTTTCAGTTAATCTTTTGTGTAATTCTTTTTTTGATTCAACAAGGTTAACAAAATCTTCTGAAGTTTTAGCAAAAACCAAATCATCTAAAAGTTTGTAGTTATTTTCAACTTTTTCATTTAAAGTTTCAACCCAAGAATCAAACTCTTGGAATTGTTTTTTGTTTTCTTTAATTGTGTTTTTTATATCCTCAACAGATAATGATAAGAATTCTCTTGCCACATCTTCTTTCAAATTGTTCATTTTCATAATTGAACCGTAGTTCAAATATACTTTACCAACTTCTTTGTTGTTGTCCATAAATTCTTTGAATTCTTTTACTACTTTTTTGAATTCGGGTTTTTTATATACACTAACAAAGTAGTTTTCTACTATACTTTTTAATATTCCAAAATTTCTCATATCAATAAATATCTTATTTATTTAATAGTTCGTCCAGTTTATTTTCAATCTCCAATAATGATTTTCTTCCTTTAGATAAATCAATTTCTTCTGTACCATTTGTCATATCACCTTCCAAAATCAAATTCATATCTCTATCTAAAATTGATTCAGGTGCCAATTCACCACCTGGAGGTGGTGGTCCACCTAACTCTTCACCGCCACTTGGTGGTGGAGGACCTCCTAAATCACTCAATCCTCCTTCAGGTGGTTCTCCACCTTCAGGTGCTGGTGTACCAGCGGGTTCACTAGGTTTTTTACCGTAAAGTTTATCAATATTATCAAATATACCTGTGTTTATAATAACTTCAGGTGTTTTTGTTAACTCAGCACCAACAGCCTTTTCTATTCTCTGTTGTTGTAAATCAAGTTTAATTTCTTCATCAGAAAATCCAAGTATGTGTTTTTTAGCCCAAGTAATAGATACGGGAGCAATACCTTCAATGGATGTTACAGCATCTTTATACAATAACATTTTTTCTTTCCAAGTATCAATTTTAAGTAAATCCGCCTGTGTTGAAGGATTAGTAAGACCTAATGTAAAGTTTGTTAGTTCATCTTCAAATCCTAAAATAAACAAGTGAATAATTGCAATCTTGTTTAATTCTTGAATCATAGACTTTTGAATTCTGTTAATAGTGCGAGCAAATCTAATGTCTTGTAATGCCAAGTTTTTACCGTCGCCAACCGCTTCTTCAAAACCTAAGAATGCTTTTGGTACACGAAGGGCTGTAACTAATTTTTTCTGAATGTATTCAATATCAGCAATTTCGGAAAGGTTTTGAGCTCCCGCCAAAGTTTCAATCGGACTTGCCTGTGCTGGGTCACGAACAGGAATAAAGAAATCTTGGTCAACCGCCATTTGATTCATACGCAAATCCACATTACCTGTTTTTGGGTCGACAACTTGGTCACGTTTAAATTTGTTGGCAATTCTTTGGATATACGGTTCAACATCTTTGTCGTCCATATTACCAACATATATTTTAAACACTCTTCTTTCAGGTGCTCTTGATGTTCTATAAATCAACATTGCGTCTTCTGAAAGTAAAAGTTGTTTCCAAACCCTTCTTGCTTTTTCTAACATAGAAGTACCATAAGGAAGTTTCCTATCGTCACCCAATAATCTAAAGTGTGCAACTTCCCAAGTATTAAACTCCATGTCTTTTACTTTCCAAACAAATTTCAACGCTCTTGCTTCTTCAGATGTGTTATGGGCTGGTTTTACTTTCATGCCCCTCTCCAATCTTTCGATTTCAATATTTGGTAATTGCTGGCATCCAACAATACCTTTTTCAGGGTCTAATTTTAGATAAACAAAGTTATCACCGTACTTACATGTGTTTCTTGTCCACATCGGTAAGTTGGTGTTAATGTCTAATCTGTTATTAAATAAATCGGCTAATACACCTTTAATACGAGATGATTCAGAATAAATTTGTAAAATAAAACCATCTTCATTTGTTGTTGTTGATTCTTCAGCGTATATATCCAAAGCGGTAGAAATCTCAGGTGTGTATTCCATTGATTCATAATCATAATATGACGCCAATCTTGTTGGTTCATAATAAATTGCTTGTGTATAAAGATTGTTTTCAATCTTTGCCCATTGTTGTCCTAAATAATAACTTTGTTGAGCTTGTAGTTTTTGTTTTTCAAACTCTTCTTTATTATCAGTTTTAAGGAGTTCTTTTTTGTCGAATTTGTATACAGGTGGCTGTTGGCTCAGTGTTGAGTCAGGACCAAAGACTCTTGTAAGTCGTTGCCATACGGTTAAATTATCTGCCATTATCTATTAATTATAATTAATTTGGTTTATGAATAAAGTATTATCTTCTTCCACTACCGAATAACCATAAATACTTTTCATAATCACTTTTTGTCGGATTACCACCAAATCTGTCACCATAAGAACTTGGTGACATAACAGGAAGACTTGGGTTAAAATCTATTAATGATTTTTGTGAGCCATCATTATGTACTTCCCACGATTCTAACATCGCTTTAGTTTGTTCAGATACTTTTTCTAATTGGTTATAAGCATTCTGTCCAACATATAACGCCATTGATATTGACATAATTAAATCATCATGATGACCTTTCATATGGTCAGGTCTGCCATTTATATAAACAAATGTGTTCATTTCACCTAATAGTCTTGGTGAATAAACTTTAAACCCATGTCTTAACGCCTCCTCAAATGCTGAAATAATTTGAACACGTTTTGAATTAAAATTAATTCCTGGTATTTTTTCCATCGCCTTGGGGTTATAATCCCAAACATTTGCATAATTAACACCATCAACATATAGGTTTTTATAACCCATTTCTTGTAATTTTCTTGATGTCGATACACCCATACCTCCAGTAATATCAACAACAATAAAAGCATCATAATATACCGCCCATTTATATGCTATTTCCGCAGCAACATCAGGTGGGATTTTACCAAGATATTCCGCAACTTGTTCTCTTTCGTCAAAATCAATAATTTGAAATGATGTGTAATCTTCAGAGTCCCCTCTTGAAACGTCAATACCCATAATATATCTATGTCCAACTTGTGGTTCTTTCCAAATCCAAAGTTGATTTTGAACCATTTTGGATTCTGGTTGGCATACCATTTCGGTTCTTATTTTTTCAATAATTTTACTATCAATAACATTATCACCTGAACCCAAAAAATTACATTCCAATTCCTGTGATATTTTTCTTCTATCAAATTTTAATTTTTTGGCCATTTTTTCAAACCAATCTGAATGTGGTTTGTATCCATTGTCCATTAATTTTTTAAATTCTTCATAGTTTCTTTCATTATGTGGAACACCTTCATAAGAAATTGTTTCTAAATCTTTGTATTCATCTCTATTAAGATAATAATGAATAATATCGTTAACCTTAATAAATTGCAGGTCTTTGGTATATCTTGGGTCTCTCCACCAAAACATTTCAGTTATTTTAAAATTATTCATTCCCTTAATTGATTGGTCGTAGATTGGATAATAAATCGAATCATAACCATTTGGGGTTGAAATAACTATAACTTTACCGCCTGTTGAAAGAGACGCCATACAAGCAGCCCAAAAGTCGTCACCAGCTTCAATATATGCTGCTTCGTCAAATATTAGTACGGTAGGGGTGTAACCACGAAGTGCGTCATTAGATGTTGCGACCGCTTTTACTTCACAACCGTTTGTTAGTTTCCAATGTCGAGCGGCGTTTTTCTCACTCGAGAAATCAATCCCCATCCAATTTGGCCACTGTTCAGTAAATTGTTTAATCTTGTTTGCAAATTCGACAGATGTGTCCAATTTGTTGGCAATAATAAGAATCTTTTCAGGTTTTTCTTTTTTTGCAAATACTAATTTTTTTGATGTCCAAGCTGCCGTTACGGTAGAAACGCCCGCTTGACGATATTTTAATGCGATGTTTTCTTCATATTCATCGTAGTCATTAACAAGTTGTATTTGGTCAGAAAATAAATCTAAAGGTACAAAACGTTGTACTGTGTTGTCATATGTTTGAAGATATGTTCTTAATGCGTAAGGTGTACTCTTAACACATTTTGCATATTCAATAAGTGCTTGTTCTCTTGTTAAACTCATTAAATATAAATATCCCGAATTATCCCTTCGGTTTATCTATACCAAAATCATCTAAAAATGATAGGTCAACATTATCGTCATCATCGTCATCATCTGACGATGGAAGTGTTGGCATATCATCATCGTCATCATCTTCATATGATTCAAAACCACCTAATATTTCTTCAAGGTCCATTCTATTTAAATCTTCAATTACCGTATCGGCAATTTCTTCCATTTCAGAATATGCGGATTGGTCACCACTATTGATT